TTTCTGCTAGACCTTTCAGTTCGTACGCTGAACTTGAGCAATTTACTTTTACAAAAGGAAATGGAGTTAACTCTCGTGCTCTTCAAGCATTACGAATCATTGGTGCAGCAACATTCCCAGACAATCCAAGAAACGACGGAGAGATTAAAGAAAATCTCTACGAATATTTAAACCTACCAGAATTTAATTTAACAGTTCCATCTCATTATCATGCATTTATTACAGAAGCAGAAGATTATGAAGAAAAGGGTTCTTTTGTATTAATGGGTATGGTCAAGGGAATTAAACGATCTAAGGGTTGGTCAAGAATAGAACTTTTAGATAAGACTGGTAGTGTAGGTATTTTTGATGAAGAGAATACAACTATTGAAGCGGGAACAACTTATATTATTTTAGCAAACGACAATCGTGTTGTTTCTGCAATTCCAGTTGATGAATTAAAAACTTCAACAAATGCACTTATTAAATTTTTAAATTATAAGCAACTGCCTTTTGGTGATGAGGAGATGTTTGTGGTATCCTTTAAACCTAGAATAACAAAGACTGGAAAGAAGATGGCATCCCTAACTTTAGCAGATACATCCAGAGAGTTACATTCAGTCACAGTATTCCCTACAGCATTTGCAAAGGCGTACATGAAATTAGAAGAAGGACATGCGTATAAATTTAGTTTTGGTAAAACAAAAGACGGCACAGTAATATTGGAGGATATAAATGCTTGACGATTTAGCAGAAAAGTTACACGAAACTGCAGTTGCAAAAGGTTTTTGGCCTGAAGATGTTGATGATATTTTCATTGCAAAACAGTGTATGATGATTGTTTCAGAGGTTACAGAACTGATGGAAGCAATTAGAAAAGATAAAGGTGAAGATGAGATTGCCTTAGAGACAGCAGATATTTTTATTAGAACTTTGGATCTCTATGCTGGCCTTGTAGAGGCAGGGTATACAACCATCTCACTTGACTATGCATTACAGGAAAAGTCAAATATAAACAAGGATCGTCCACAGAAGCACGGGGTAAGATTCTAATGACAGTAACAGTAGAAGAAGTACTTGCCAAACTAAATCCTAAGTTGCGTAAGAGCGTAATGTCTGGAGATGAGATGCCCAAGACAGAGTATGCAAAGACTCCTAGTTTTGGTTTAAATCGTGCACTTAATGGTGGTCTTCCATATGGTAGACAAGTTTTGATTTGGGGATCTAAGTCATCTGCAAAATCTTCGTTGTGCTTACAGATGATTGGTGAAGCACAAAAAGAAGATAAGGTTTGTGCCTGGATTGATGCCGAAATGTCATATGATAAAGAGTGGGCAGAAAAATTAGGGGTAGACACATCTAAACTTATAGTATCTCAAGCAAGAACTATTAATGAAATGGTAGATGTTGGTGTACAATTGATGGAGGCAGGTGTAGATATTATTGTAGTTGACTCAATTACCTCATTACTACCTGCAATCTATTTTGAAAAGGATTCCGATGAACTTAAGCAACTTGAGAATACAAAGCAAATTGGTGCGGAATCAAGAGACTTTAGCAATGCTTGGAAAATGCTTAACTATGCTAATAATAAAGTCAAGCCTACTCTTCTTGTCCTTATTAGTCAGTCTCGCAATAATATTAATGCTATGTATACTAGTCAGCAGCCTACTGGTGGTCAGGCTACTAAGTTTTATTCCTCTACAGTTGTTAAATTATTTTCATCAGAATCAGACAACCAAGCGTTGAAAGGAAAAATACATGTTGGTGATAAACTTATTGAAGAAAAAGTTGGAAGAAAAGTTCGTTGGGAGTTACAGTTTTCTAAAACATCTCCTGCTTTCCAGAGTGGCGAGTATGACTTTTATTTTCGTGGTGACTCTGTGGGCATTGATTCTATCGGTGATCTTGTTGATACCGCAGAACTGAACGGCATTGTTGAAAGAACTGGTGCTTGGTACCTACTACCTGACGGATCAAAAGTACAGGGCAGGGAATCATTTGTTAATCGTGTAAGAGAAGATTTAGATTTACAGGATTCTATCAGAGAAAAATTAAATGGCTAGTTATACAGTTTATAAGGGTAAATTCTTATGCCAAACATGTAAGGTAGAAGTAAACACTTTAAGAATGTATGCAGAAACAAAGGAAGTTACTTGGATGTGTAAAGATAAACATTTAAGTAAGGTGTCTTTTGCTAGAAAAAAGAAAGCAGATTATGAGCGAGAAGAGCGAAAGTAAGAGGCTTGGGGCAACCCAGCATAAGAATTCTGGCAGAAATACCAAAAAGGGTGATGCTACCTGGCATAATTTTGTCCTAGACTTTAAAGAGGTTGGAAAGTCTTTTACTCTTAATAAAGATGTATGGGCTAAAATTACGACAGATGCAATTAAAAATGGTGGAGATCCAGCATTAGTTATTGTTATAGGTGAGGGCAATCAAAAGGTAAGGCTCATTATTACAGAATTAGACCTGTTTGAGCAATTGGTGGAAGGTGTATAATATAAGTATGATAGGTAATTTAAAAAATCAAATAGTTAAAGAAGTTTTCACTAAAGAAGAAATGGAACTGATCTATGATTATATGAATAGTGCAAAGGAAGAAAATTTTAACTTTCATCCATCACTAGGTCATAAGGCTTTTTGGATTGGCATGCCACAATCAATTCAGGACAAGGTTTTATCTGTTGCCCAACAATACTCAGATGTTCCTCTCAAACTTACTGAAGTGTCTGCAGCAAGATATGCAAATGGATATGTTTGTCCACCAAACCTATATCCGCACATTGATTTTTTTGAAACGCCAAGATTTACTTTTGATGTTCAATTAAAGTCAACTAGAAATTGGACAATTGTAGTCGAGCATGAACCCTTTATATTAAGAGATAATGAGGCTGTTCTTTTCTCTGGAACTAATCAGGTCCATTGGAGAGAAAAAACAACTTTTAGAGACGATGACATTATAGATATGTTGTTTTGTCATTTTTCAGAAGATTCAGAGAACCCAGAGACTAACTCAGAAGAATTTAAAACTGAAATATTAAAAAGAGAACAAGACTTAAGAGATTTATATTATAAAGATCAATTATAGAAATGGATTTATATGGAAAATAATACTACTATAGATATGGTTAATGGGTTGTCTGAAATTGCTGAGTATATGCAAGACGAAGAACTAACAACAGCATTAACTTTTATTGCAAAGATAATCATTAAGCCAGATATACCAATGAATGTTGCCACGGTTGAGATTGTAAGACTTCAGGCAATCGCAGCAAAAATGGCATTTAAGGCTACTTGGATGGCTAATGTTGACAAATCAGATCGTGGAAAGAAAAATCTATACTATACTGCTGCAGAAGCAATTAACAATCTTGTATCTGCTCTTAAATATACTACAAGGTAATCTGCTATACTTATTAGAACAGAAACGAGATTAAAATGACAAAAAACTTATTGAAACAAATTATGATTAAGCCAGAGAAAGAACCAGTGGATGCTATTGATCCAGATGGCCTTATTGCAAAAATAAATTCTGGATACACAATTAATCGTGGTCCAAAGCATCAACAAAAGAAAACTTTTGCTCCATCAACTATTGCCTACTCTCATGGAGAATGTCCAAGATATTGGTATCTAGCATTTGATGGAAATACTTTCGATGATAACTCTGATGCTTATGCTGTAGCAAATATGACTTCAGGAACACTTGGACATCAAAGAATTCAAGAGGCAATGGGAAACATCCCAGACTTCCTTGTTGATTCTGAATTTAAGGTAACATACTCTGATCCACCAATTTTTGGATATGGAGATGTTATGGTTAATTGGCAAGGAGAGCAACTTCTTGGTGAAATTAAGACAATGATGAATGAAGGTTTTGAATATCGCAAGGCACATAAGAAGCCAAAGACTGGACACTTAATCCAGTTACTTATTTATATGAAGATTCTACAAAAGAAAAAGGCAGTGCTTATTTATGAAAATAAAAATAATCACGAACTATTAGTTCTTCCAGTAGAAGTAAATGATCATTACCGTCGGTGGGTAGACCAGGCATTTGATTGGATGCGAACTGTAAGAAAGGCTTGGGTAGATAGAACTATTCCAAAGAAAAATTACAGATCAAATTCCAAGATTTGCAAGACATGTCCTTTACAAAAGGCATGTGCGGTTGCAGAGCCAGGGGATATTAAAATTAATTCCTTGGAGTCATTGGATGAAGCATTGTAAATGGTGTGATAGTACTTTTACATCTACAGTAAGTTATCAGATTTACTGTTCTACAGTTTGTAGAGATGAAGCAACAAAACAGAATATTGCTAATAGGTATAACACTGTTAGAAGACAAAAGCGTTTGGGTAAAGTTAGAAAATGCAAATCTTGTGGCAGTGATCTATCTATTTATAATGATGAACCATTATGCAATGATTGCGTAATTAATCCAGTTGATGTCAAGAAAGCATTAAAGCAGATTAAGGGGTATATGAATGGTAAAGAATAAGTGGGGCCTTGAAGTTAAACCACATACAATTTGTGCTATTGATGCAAGTACTAATAGTCTTGCATTTGCTTTATTTGCTGGAGATAATCTTGGAGTAGTTGGTAAGATTAATTTTGAAGGAAATGATATTTATGAAAAAGTTATAGATGCTGGTAAAAAAGTTTCTGCTTTTTTTGAATATTATGGTGGGTTTGAGGCTATAGTTATTGAGCATACTGTGTTTATGAATAGCCCTAAGACTGCTGCTGATCTTGCTTTGGTTCAAGGAGCAATACTTGGTGCAGCAGGAAAAACTGGCACGAAGATAATTGGAAAGGTCTCACCAATAACTTGGCAAAACTTTATTGGTAATAAAAAACTAACTAAAGAAGAGCAGTTGGTTATTAGAAATCAGAATCCTGGTAAATCAGTTGGCTGGTATAAAGGATACGAACGAGGTATTAGAAAGCAGAGAACTATTAAGTTTATTAATTTAAATTATGATAGAAATCTAGAGGATAATGATGTAGCAGATGCCTGTGGTATTGGACATTGGGCTATAAAAAATTGGGGTAAGGCAATAGGAGTTGACAAATAATACTATGGCTGGTAAACTATATACATCTAATATTTGGCTTCGTAAGAGGTATTTAATAGATAGAAGAACTCCAGAGGAGATTGCAAAAGAGTGTGGAACAAGTGTTGAAACTATTTATGTTTACCTTGCTAAATTTGGATTAAGGAAATCAAGACGATGAAACTACAACCAGTATTTAAAGATGCAAAAGAATTTAATTGTACAGATCTATACCTACACTCTGTTAGTGCACCATCTGGTTCAGAAATTTGGTCTACTTGCCACCAGATTGCTGGAATGTTAATTGATAAAAATATTGCTTATGGGGATTCTGCTTTAGATCCAGTTAGAATTTTTAGCAAGGCAAATCCAATAGAGCAGTTACATGTTCGTATTGATGATAAGTTGAGTAGACTTATGAAAGGTACAGATTACCCAGGAGATAATGATATTGATGACCTAATTGGATATCTGGTATTACTTAAGATTGCTAAGGAAAAAAATGTCAACTGAAGTAGAACTAATTAAGCATCTTGATGAAGTCAATACTGTTGTAGAAGAATATCTTAAAGGCAGCGATCCAACAAAAATTTCTAAGGATTTGTCTATTCCAAGAACTCGTGTTGTTCAACATTTAGATGAATGGAAACAGGCAGCATCAAATAATGCTGCTATTCGTGCTCGTGCAAAGGATGCTCTTGCTGGAGCAGATGCTCATTATAGTAAATTAATCTCCAAGTCTTACGAAGTTATTGACGAAGCAAGTATGACAAATAATCTTAGTGCAAAGACTGCTGCAATTAAACTAGTTATGGACATTGAATCTAAAAGAATTGACATGTTGCAGAAAGCAGGTTTGTTAGAAAATAAAGAACTTGCTGAAGAAATGGTTGAAATTGAAAAGCGTCAAGAAGTTTTGGTTCTTATTCTAAAAGATATTGCTTCAGAATATCCAGAAATTCGTGATGAAATTATGAGAAGACTTTCATCTATCTCAAGAGAAAACGAAGTTATAACTGTGGTGCATGATGTTTGATGATTTTTTAGAGGCATTACAAGATAATCCTTTTAGTGAAAATCCTGTAGATGTTAAAACATTTGTTGAAGGTGAAGATTATCTTAATCAGCCACCACTATCTCAGATTCAGTATGACATTGTAGAAGCAATGAGTCAGATATATAAAAAACAAGACTTGATTAATTTAATGGGACAAGAAGAAGGTTCCAGACATTATGAAAAATATACTAAGAATGAAATTATTCTTCAACTTGGCAAGGGCAGTGGTAAAGACCATACATCTACCCTAGGATGTGCATATACAGTATATAAACTATTATGTTTAAAGGATCCAGCAAGATACTATGGAAAGCCCTCTGGAGATGCTATTGATATTATTAATGTGGCGATTAACGCTCAACAGGCTAAAAATGTTTTCTTTAAAGGTTTTAAAACTAAGATTGAGAAGTCTCCATGGTTTGCTGGTAAATACAATCCAAAGGCAGATTCAATTGAATTTGATCATTCAATCACAGTTTATTCTGGACACTCTGAGCGTGAATCACATGAGGGTTTAAATTTGC